TTTTTTTAATTTACTAATACCTATAACATTATTCTGTTTACATAATTCTTTCAATTCTTTCATATTAAATCGCATTAAAAAATCTGTTTTATTCATTATATAATTAAAATTTATATTTTTTTTGATTTAACTTTTTTTTTTAATGGCTTAAATTTATGAACTGGGAAATCATCGCCTCGCTCATAACTAATAATGTAATCCGTCGGTTTACCATTAACATCTCTCGCTCTCACACTTTTTAGCGTGGATGGTAGAACACCACTCGCCATACCATATTTCGCTTCACGTCCTTCTAACTCTTCATTTGATATTTCACCCGCTTTCGGCACTCGTGTAGATTTAGGTTTAGTTGCTTTTTTAGGTTTAGTTGCTTTTTTAGGTTTAGTTGCTTTTTTAGGTTTCTCTGCTTTTTTAGGTTTCTCTGATGCTGGAACTTTGTTTCTGACTATAAATTTCTTAGGCATTTTATATATTATAAATATAAAATATTTTCAATAAAAGAATAAAAATATCGGGAAAATAAGGACGAAAAGGACGAAAAAAACTTTTAGAAAAAGTTAAGTCAAAAGTTTGCTCCAAAGATTTCTAAAATCTTTATTGAACAATATTAACAACGAATGCGTTTGTATCACCACTTGACCCTTGATTATTTCTAACTTTAACTCGTAAATATTTACCCTTCTTAAAATCGTGATATTGAATATTTTGAGCCCCAGAAAAATTTAAACTCGTATCCGTAAACCACGTGGAATTGTCGTAAGACCATTCATTAAAAGCATCCCAAGAAGCGTTTTGGGCTTCAATGAATGTCGTAACTCTTTCTCCATTATTTTTCAATTCTACCGAATTGGATGAACTCTCTGGCGAGCCATTAGCAACTAAATTCCCAGTCCCATATAAGAGTTGTGTTGCGGTTTTAGATTGATTTGCTGATAATATTTCAACAGCGGTTTTAATATTGTTAGTATCACTATCAATAGTTCCTAACAGCACTTGATTAGCATTATTAGTTGTTTCAATTTCACCATTTTTAACCAAAATATTATCTAACACGCCGTCAATAGTCGTAATCAAAGCATTTTGTGCGGTAAGTAATGTTTCATTATTAGTATGTTTTACCAAACTTGCGTCCAACACTGCGTCAAATGTATCAATTTTAGAATTAGTTGAACCTATAAGAGTTTCAATTCCATCTATATGCCCTATTACTGTATCTTGTTTGGCTTCAGTTGAACCTCCACTGGCTGCTGTGCTCGTAACTCGGATTTCACCATTGGCATTTATAGTTGGAATCATATAGTCTCCGTCTGCTGCTAAATCTGAATGAGAATCTTGCCGAACCATTAGACACGGAATACCTTTATCCCCAGAACTATGTGCTAAATCTTCTGTTTTAATTGCGTCATCAATGAGTTGGACTGCTGTTTCAATATCACCTAATTTCTGATTTGTTGCTGTGTGTAGAACCTCTATCGCTGCTTGGTCTGTTTCTATGGCGGTAAGTGTTGTTTCTAATGTGTCTAATTTTCCTTCCACTCCGTCCAAGTGTCCGATTATAGTTGATTGATTACTTGCTGTTGAAAATCCACTAATATTTCCGCTTGATATATTTACATTAACTTTGTTTGAACCAACACACGCCTCTAATACATCTATTCCAGTATCAATATTTCCTAAATGAGCTTCAGCATTATCTAACACTCCGTCAATAGTTGTAATCAAAGCATTTTGAGCGGTAAGTAATGTTTCATTATTAGTATGTTTTACTAATGAGGCGTCTAACACTGCGTCAAATGTATCAATTTTAGAATTAGTTGATCCTATTAAGCCCTCCACTCCGTCCAAGTGTCCTATTATAGTTGATTGATTACTTGATGTTGAAAATCCAGTTATATTACCACTTGATATATTAACATTAACTTTGTTTGAACCAACACACGCCTCTAATACATCCACACCAATATCAATATTCCCTAAATGAGCTTCAGCATTATCCATAACTACCTCAATCGCAGCTAAATCTACAACCATTGCGGCAGTAGAAGTTTTAATTGCGTCAGTATCTGCGTCAATAGTTCCCAGCAATCCTTCTACTCCGTCCATATGTCCTATCATTGTGTCTTGTTTTCCTTCAATTCCATCTACATATCCAGTTATAGCAGTAAGCGAACTTTCCACTCCGTCTACGTGTCCTATTATAGTTGCTTGATTTGTTGCCGTTGCGAAACCAGTTATATTACCACTTGAAATATTAACATTAACTTTATTTGAGCCCACACACGCTTCTAATACATCCACACCAGTATCAATATTACCTAAATGAGCTTCAGCATTATCTAACACTCCGTCAATTGTGGCGAGTGCCGTATTTGTTGAACCAATTAATCCCTCTAATCCATCTGTATTTAAATCAATTTGATTAGCACTTACAGAAGTTGCCTCTGCGACTACACGAAGTAAGCCAGCAGAATTTACTTTTAATGGGGCGAGAGCATTTCCCGCTGAATTTAAAGCTAAAATTTTTGTTCCATTAATACTCATTTTATATATATATAAAATATTTTAAATTTAAAAAGAAAGTTTAAATAACAAGAGATGACGCATTCATAGTTATAAAATTAGATCCAGTTATAGTTTCTAAAGGCACAATTTCAGCATAAACCACGTGATTTGATAATACTTTTAAATTAATTTGATGATCTATATGGGATGTTTTATCATTAATTACTAGTTGTGTTTCTAATTTTTTTGAACCACTATTAAGACTTTGTGTATATATTTTTATCATAGTTGCTGTTTGAGCCATTGATGATAAATGAATGTCCTTAATTAATAAATCGTGTGAATGAGATACAGCACGAATCCAAGTATTTGATACAGAATGCCCCGCTTTTATAAATCCCATTAATGATGAAGTCCCAGATTTTTTAATACTAATATTACCAGCATTAGTATTTCCAGATCCATTACCAATCATTTCGACTCTATTAATTATAGAAAACGAATTTGTTGAACCACTGACGAGAGAAGCACTTGAAGTTCCAGCCATATTAAATATAGCAGTTCTAGTCTTATATTTTAGACTATCCCCCGAATCACAATATAAACCACTTACTCTAACTTTTTGGCAACCCGTTCCAGCAGCAGTATCAGCAGCACTACTACTAACTATTTGAAGAGCAACAACACCATTAAATTCAATATATACATTACTTTGATTGTGTCCTAATATATTTCCAGATCCAGCAATTAATTCATCAATTCCCGTTAGAGTTAAATTATCAAATGAACTAGATGTATTTTTTATTTGATTATAGATAGGCTCTTTTTCAATTTTGATACTCATTTTATATTATTATAAAATATTTTATTTTAAAAATTAAAATGTTTATATATATTATAAAATGTCTGTTGCCGAAAATTCAAAATTCGTTGCTCTTGTTGCTGATAATGGAAGTGAGTTCGTTGCCGAACAAAAAGCAAATTTTACAATTAATCCCGATATTGGCTTTATAAAAGGTCGTGATTGTTATTTATCATTTGATATGTTAAACACTGATACTAATTCTCGTGTGGCTTCATTGCCTCCAACGGCGGGGGCGTCAGCTGTAATAGAAAGAATGGATATTTATTCATTATCTAACGGTCAACTCTTAGAAAGTCTTACTAATTATAATTTATGGGCTTCATTGGAAAATCAATATTTAGAAGAAGATGATAAACATATACAAGTTAAACAAGGGACAGATGCTAATTGTCGTGCCTATAATGCTGTATCATCGTCAACAACTAAATTAAATACTATTAGTGCTAATGGATCGGCTAGTATGCCTCGCTCGTGTTATGACTTAGGAGCTTTAGCTATTTCTCAAATTTCGTCTGGTGCTGATACAGTATTAGCCACACAAGATGATACGGATGCTATACAAGATAGTGAGATGGGAGCTAAAAAATTTACAGCCCGAAAATATTGTATCCCACTTAAATCTGGAATTTTCAGCCATTTTGGTGTTAGTGAAAAACTTACGCCTATTTTGCTCTTCGGTGGTCTTAAATTAGAAATTACATTTGCGGAAAATCAAAAGGTTTTACAATATATTTATAGTGGAAATGGAATTAAAGGAACTAATGCTCCAGTTCAAGCTTCTACATTCGCTACTGGTATTGATGTCGCAAGTGTCGGCGGAACTGGAAACCGAGTCATAACTCTTACTAATGATGTTGACGAAGTCGCTTCTCTTGGTATTGCTGTTGGGGCTAAAATGTTTGTTAGGGGAACTGGCGGTGCTACTGCTAATACAGATATAGCTATTGTGGTTGCTGGTCTTCATCGTGGCAGTGATGCGGCAGGAGCTGGAGTTAATGTTAAAAATAAAAAAGTTGTAATTAATACTGACGCTAATATTGGTGCCGTAACGACGGGTCTTAAATTATTTTTCCAACCATCAACGCCATCATATAAATTAAAAAATGTAGAATTAAAAGTGCTTCAAGTAGTCCCACCCCCAGCAATGCTTAAATCTATTGTAAAAGAAAGTCAATATGATTTTATCTCGTGGGATTGCTTTTTAGATAATTTACCATCTACTAGCCGAACTCATCAGAGTGAAATTACAAGTGTCGCCTCGGCAGCCAAATGTATATTTACAAATTATATTAAGGTTAGTGGAGCTTTAGGTGAAAACGACGCTTACGCCCCAAACTATTATTTAGGTCAGCCTCCACACAATACATTTTTAAACTCCGTCCAATATTTTATTAATAATAAACTCTATCCACTCAAACCTTATAACCCACAAGCAAAAAATGATAAAGTAGTTAATTATAATGAAGTTGTTAAAGCCTTTACATCTATAGGATTAAATGTTAAAAGACTCGGTGATGGGCGTGGTGGAAATCTAACTGATTATACTAACACTTATCTACACGCCAGAGAACTTGCTAGGGGCGAACAATTCGTATATAATTTAAAAGATGCCGAACCCCAGATTAGATTAGGATTTAGTAATGAAAGATCCTCAACTCCAAATGGTGGTGTCGCCATATCTAATTGCCGAATGGTTAATTGGGTATTCTCAGTTAAATCTATTATGGTTAATAAAGATAATTTACAATTAGTATTATAAGCAATCCGTTTTTTTGATTTTATTTTTAAATTTATTTTATATTTATATTATATAAAATGCCGATTGAAAAGAATTATTTTAGTATTTCTCCGTTGAATGATAATCCATTACAAAGTGCTGGGGCTAATGGCGTTGAAGGTGGTTTTTCATTTAAAGAGAGCAACCCAATTGTTAAATTTTCACTACCAGCAATAGAAAAACTATTAGAAGTAAATTCATTAGTATTGTCGGGTCAATTCTTTATTAAGGATAGTTCCACTAATGAAGGTTTTGGTAGAGAAACTAATTACACTAATATTAATAATGATAATGGTGCGAATATGACTCCAGAAACCGCAATTAATATTCCAAATCACGGGGGGGTTCATAATGTTATTGATAAAGTTGTAATTCAAACAAAAAAAACTAATACTGAATTAGTTAATATCCATAATTATTCATCATATGCGTCCCTTCGCGAAGCTTATACTAATAATGACGAGGATTATTTATGGGGTGTAGCGCCAAACAGAAGTCTTGCGTTAGGCGCTCACGCCAATCATCAAAACCGACTTATGAATATTGTGGCTGATAAAACGAAACAAGAATTAAAAATTAATAATAATAAAGAAATTGGGGTTCATTTTAGTATTAAATTAGATATTGATATGCTCCAAAGTGGAAATATTCATTTAGGTTCTGCCTATACAAATGGACTCCTCTTAACACTCCATCTTGCTCCAGATAGTGCTGTATTACACAACCGATTTAGGGACTCAGTGATCGCTAGTCAAGTTGGGGCTGATACTAGAAATAAAATGTATTGTCTTCGTAATTTAAAATTAGAGGGTAGATATGTGATCCCAACCCCACAAGAATTATCGGCTTATCCACCAAATCTTATGATGAATTCGCAAATAAATCTATTAAATGATTTACACGCTGACGAGGATAATAACACTTATACCCCCCAACTCAATTCTGTAAAAGCAATGTGTAATTTATATTTAGATAAAGACCAAACTAATAACCTTAACTATCAGCAAAACAATTTCAGATTTCCAGTTGGGATGAAAAAAATAGAACACAAAAAAGATAATTTAAGATTTCCATTTACATTCCCATTGAAAGCCCAACCTAATTTTGAATCGAGTGTTGAACTCGGAACGGGTGCTATAAATATGTCGCAAATGACCCAATATGAAAACAATTTAGGTGATATTGAATTACGAAAACATTTTGAAAGAGCCTTGCTTGGTGGTAAAGAAGCAGTTAAATCATCAGCAACTCTTCAACGAAGTCAATTAAATCAACAAGCCGATTACGAAGACCGAGCCACAAATTATCGTGGGACTGGATCGGCTGGTGGTGGGACGGCAGCCATCGCTAATACTGATGGTGTTGGATCACAGATGTTTCCCGAACTCTTAGGGCTTGGCGTTGATTACACGTATGGGATTGGTAATTCTATGGCTTATGTTAATAGGGATTATTCAAATACAGTGTTCTCGGGCGTTAATGCTGGTAATACCAGTTTACCAGTTGATAGGCGTAATAAATCGGAGTTAGTCCAGTCATTCGTTAAATATAATTCAGTTCTTAACTTAAAAACTCTTGTAAAAACTATGTAAGAACTTTAAAAAAGTTCGGATCAAAGTATAAAAAAATTTTTTTCGTCCTTTTCGTCCTTATTTTCCCGCTTTTTTTTTTTATTTTCAGAGTTATATTTATGGCTGTGCCCAAAAATAAAACATTATATAATAGAGTTAAGGCTAAAATTGTAGCTAAAAATCCAAAGCATTCTGCCTACAGAAGTGGAGCAATAGTAAAAGCGTATAAAGCAGCTGGAGGAACTTATAGTGGAGCAAAACCTAAGAAAGGACTTACACGCTGGTTTAAGGAAGATTGGCGAACTGAAAAAGGTAAAAAAACTTATAAAGAAGGCGGAACTATATTTAGACCTACAAAAAGAATTACTAAAGATACACCTAAAACTATGAGTGAATTATCAAAAAAAGCTAAAACCAAAGCCATAGCTGAGAAAAAAAAGAAAGGTAGAGTTAAAAAATATTAATTAATATTATGGGACTTAAAGATTTATTAGATAGGATCAAACTTAGCTTTTGTTGTAAAAGTAAATGTAGTTTAAATGAAATTGTAGAACAAGTAGATGATGTTAATGAATGGGTTGATACAATCCAAGATGATATAAAAGATGTTGTGGCTGGAGTCCAACAATCTCCATTAGTCATAGCTAATGCTAAACAATATAATTATTATTCAAAAAAAGAATATTAGATATAAGTATGGATTATAAGATATATAAAATTAATAATGGATACAAAGTTGGACGTAAAGATGGGAAAAGATTATGTGCTAAATATGATAATAGATTATATATAACTCGGCGACCTATGAGGCGAGAAGGTGCTAAAAGATTATTAATGAAATTACAATTAGAAGAACGTGGAATGACTATGAACGTTAAGAGTAAAAAAAAGAGATTGTGCGATGGATTTATACGAATTGATCCAATTAAGACAAAAAGGAAAAAGATTCTTAATCATAATATTGATTTGGGATTGCTCGATTTTAACTATCACGAAATTATTTTTTTGGATAATGAAATAAAAAGCGGGAAAATCGGGACGATGGGGACGATTGAAAAACCAATATCATACTGCGACGATCCGCAAATACTAAATACCTTCAAGGGAATTTAATATATTTATATATTCTTTTTCAATTCTTTCTATTAGAGATGCTGTGCTGAACTCATCGGCTTCACTTAGTATCTCACCTAAGAGGAATAAAAACTCTTTTACTTTTTCATCTCTAGTTTCGTGTTGCTGAATTATTAATTCACTACCATTTAATCTATCAATCAATTCTTCCATTATATTAAATTAAAATATTATAAATATATATAAATGACGAGTGTAAATTTAGTATCTCCAGAAGACAACGGACATCTCTACTCAGTTAGATTTAAAGAGCCACTTATTATAGAGCCTAGTTCTAAAGTAAATTTAAATTTTGCTAAATTTAAAAGAAATGGCAATATTTTTTTTAATAGCGATCAAACTATTACATTATCTTTGTTAGGGGCACAACCGCCTTTAAAACCCGTAGCCCCATTTAATTCCAATATGACTTTAGATAATGATGGTGTTATAACAATACCGAAAATTAATCCCGATACTGGAAAAGCTGGATATTCTGTTCTTGAATTGGATAATAGAATTAAAACTTCTTTTGATGCTTTACAGCTCAGAGATACAGATAAACCCACACAATTCTTTCATTATACTGGAGTTCAAGTTAATGAAAAACAAAAAAATTTAATTCGTATAGGATATTCTCAACTCCCCCCACAATTGCTACTAAATGATATAACATTATCTACTGCCGATGTAGTTGGCGGAGGTGCGGCAAATAACAATGCTTATGAAAAAACATCTGCGGCAGCACCAGGAGGTTTATTTTTTTATGATAATTATGCTTTATCTCAAGAACATTACAATTTTAATTACAATAGTCCAGACACTGGCGACAACCGAAATTTAATTCATTTTAGATGTAATAGAGCTATAGACACGTGGGAGCAAGCAGCATCAATCGGGTTGTATTCTAAAGAGATTGCTGATTCAACTTGGACTGCGAGCCAAACAAGCAATACTAGTGCTTTAACAAAAGGAACTAGTGCTACTGGTAATAATTCGGCAAACGGAACTGCTATGACTAACCCAGCAATATTTACGGAGGGAACAACACAAACAACCTTCGCTACACGAAATCTTGCTGCTTCAGTTGATTCTGTGCTTGGTGCTTACATTACTTTTGAAATAACGGGTGCTGGTGGAGGGTCGCCAAACAGATTAAATATTTATATGAAAACTAAAAACGCTGCGAATCAGCCTCATATTGGTAATTTGAATGATGAATTTAAAGGTATGAAAAAAGTATTTAGTCAAAGTCTATCCGCAATTTATCCAGCGGGAACGGACACTGCTACAGCCCACGCTGAATTCGCAATTGAAACATATTGGATGCCTAGTAATGGTAGACTTAACGCAACATCTGGGGGATTAAGCACTATGTTTTTTAGAATATATAATATGATTGGATTTACGGGACATTCAACTAGTAATTTGGTATGGGATAGTAGAAGCTTAGGTAGAACGACTGGAGCGATCCAAAGAAGTTTTTTTACTGAAAATTGTGGTGGTATGAATGGCTTAGCAACAATGACTGGAACTAACGCTCAAAAAATAAGTAAAATTAATGCGAGTATCCCATTTAATTTAATTATGTCGGCACAGAAGCTTGGTGAAGGTTTTGAATTTATACGAATGTGTGGATTTAAGAAAACAGATAATAATGCGACAGCACAAAATCCCCACACTTTTATAGCAAGATATAAAATGGAATTTAGCGAAGAACTGGCGAACTATGTGGGCGTTGGTGAAACCCCATCTATTGATCCAAATACTAATGATGATAATGTTGAATCAGTATCAAGAGAAGAAGCCGAAATAGTAAGGGATACATCATATTCTATATATCTTAAAAACTTGCCGATAAAATGTTATAAAAATATACAAAAATCATTTATTAATGGAAATAAAAATTCAGTAGGCTTCGTCCAACCAATATTATATGATGTCCCCACGCCTTTTGCTGATAGTGAAATAGTTAATATGGGTAGTGGTGATATTATAATTGGAACTTTTCAACCAAGCATTAATAAAATTTTAGATTTAGATAATAATAAAATGGTAATTAATAATTTAGATGTAGAAATCAGAGATACTATTACTAATGAATTAAGTAATGAATTAAGTGGATCAGTAATTAATTTTACAATAACTAAACCATAATTTATTTTTCGTCCTTTTCGTCCTTATTTTCCCGCTTTTTTAAAGTTTTATAATCTTTTCATTTAAATTTAAACCGTGTGTAATCCACATCGTATTGAACCAACAGCCACTTCCAAGCTCCCCGTTTTTATAAAAATTATATCTTTTGTGTGGTATAATAAATTGTAAGTCATCAAAGAACTTATTTATCCATTTAGAACCTAAGGCATCTATCGGCATTAATAAAGCAAATGGCTTAGAAAGACTTAGTGCTAATTCTACACTTTCTTTTTTTAAACTAAATGGTATATTACTTATTAAAATATCATATTCGGGATGATCTCTGTTAAAGGCATCTTTTTTTTCATTTATACAGATTTTATTAAGTTTAGCCCATTCGGCAACTACTAAACCTTTACAATAAAATGGATCATATATAATGTTATGATTTTTAATATAGGGTAATAAATCTGCTAAAATACAACTTGGAGTTTCATAATCATCATCTTTAAATTTAGCACCAGTCCCCCTAAGATTTAATGTAGAATTTTTATTCATATTTTATAATTAATAATATAAAATTATTTTTCTGGGAACGCTTGAGAATAGCGGGAAAATAAGGACGAAAAGGACGAAAAAATATATTAATAATATATGAATAAACCGATTAAACGCCCCAACACACTTGCCGAACAAATGAAAATTAAACGTTTTGATCCCATAGAATTAAAAGCGTGGAATAGTATTTATAGTGATATTAAATTTAAAAATAAGAAAGTTTGCTCTAAAAAAATATTTGATGGCGATGTTTGTAAAGACCCACCACCTAAAGCTAAACCGCAAAAAACAATTGATATTAAAAAAGTTCAAATTGCTAAACCATTTAAAAAAAAGAAAATTAAAAATCCAAAAGTTTTTATTGAAAAATAATATTATTAAAAATAAAATATATCATTAATATATAAAATGAGTGGAACGATTGCTGATATGCTTGATTATAGTTTAAAAGAAGTCCCGCAACAGAGTGAAATTAGAACTGAAACTATTGAACCTAATAATTCTACTACAGACTCAACACGAGTATTTAAATATACTATTAGAAATGTCGGTTTTCTTGAAGGGACTTCTATGCTTACTTTTAAATTAAAAAGACTTAGTGGAACGAATGGAAACCTTCGTATTAATATGTGGAATGGTGCTTTAGGTTGTATTAAGAACGCTGTATTAAAAGTCGGTGATTTTGAAATAAACAACTGCCAAGATGTTGATAGAATTGCTACACTTATGAATCTTAATCAATCAGTATTACAACGGCGAAATGTTATGGGTCATTATTTAGGTAATTCTATGGAATTAGAAGTTAATGAAAATGGTGCTGTTACGAGACATACAGTAGCCCCAAATGGGACACCATCAGTTCAAGGGCAAATATTTTTAGATGAAACTAATAGTGGAATGAATTTTGGAACTAATGCTGATGGGACTGGTAAAACAATTAATTCATTATCTATTAATAGTGATACAAGCCTTAATGAAAAATTCGGCATACCACTCAATATGATTTTCCCTTGTTTAAAGGGTCGGTCGCTCCCTCTTTTCTTATTTACGGATTACAATATCCAATTAGAATTTGAAATGAATTTCGCTGATAGATTTGCTTACAATCTTGGTAAAACTTTTGATGGGACACACACACACGCCGACTATATGGCTTTGAGTTCCAATGTTGGATTTGCTGAAGTTGAATTAGTTGTTGATTATTTATTACCACCGTCATCGGTTATTAATAATTATATAGAACAAACTTCTAGTAGTGGCGGATATAGATTTGAATTCCCACAAATCGCTGTTGTTAAGAAAAAACTTGCTGCCGTATCAACTTCTAAAGAGCTACAAGAGGTAGAACACAGATTAGGTCAAACTGGTAAAGAAGTTCATAATATTATTCAAATGAAAAGATTTACTGATTTTAAAGACAAAAATGGTTCAACTATTAATCTCGCCGCATTTACATCAACCAACGGTTCATCAACCCTAACCGCTGTTTCGTCTATTGATGGTATTTCAGCAAACGCTAAAATAACTGGAACTAATATACAAGCAAATACATTTGTAAAATCAGTTCAAGTCGGAGCTACTGGTAATGAAATTACACTTATGGCTTCTACTGGTGCTGCGAGAGGTGCGAGTGGTGGGGCAACTAATACTGCTGATGGTGTTATTGTTAATCCATCGGCTCACGGGCTTAATCGAAGAATTTTACAAGGTCAAGCTATAGATGGTGTTGATGAAGAAGAATATAATGTAGAGGTAAATGGTTTAGATGTGTTCCCACAATTTATTTACAATAATGCTTCTCAATATGATAAAATGTCTAATGTATTAGATGGTGATATGATAGTCCCACGACCGATGTATTTTACCGATCCTAATTCAGTCCAACAACGACTCACGCCTATTACAGAAGGTTTATCTTCTAATTACAAACCTCTCGGCGTTGATCTTAGAAATGGTAATGACGCAATTGTCGGTGGTGGAACTATTATTAATAGTGGCTCTCCACTCATATTTAAATACAAAAGAAAACCTAAATCTAACTCTTATCAAGGAAATGATATTGATATGCGAAGAGAAATGGACGTCGACTACTACATAACACACGCTAGAGTTGTTGTTGTTAAAAAATTACCAAAGGGCACACAAGTTATGGTTTCGTCCTAATCGTCCCGATTTTCCCGCTTTTCTGATTTAATTTTAGTTATTTTAAATTTTATCTGTCCTATATATTATATATGACTACTAAATCTTTTTTCGTAGATATTAATAGATATTCAGCCCAAGACAATGAGAGTGAAACTACTAATATATGGAACTATAAATTAAATGATACTATCTTAGCTTCTGCTGGAAGTCAAATATCAATTGAAAATGCTTTTATAAATCAAAAAGGAATTACGGGACAGAGTATAGAATTTGAAGAAGATATTGTTGAAACACTACAATATTACGCTTATATAACCGAAGATCAACAGAGTATCCCAGCAGCTGTTTCTTTTAGCGACAACAATATAGGATCGACGGGGTTATTGTATGATGAACTATTAAATAATTTAGGAGATACTGGAAGAAGTAAATTATTTTTAAATGGGAATGAAGGAAGTATCGCCACTAATACATATAACGCTTTAAATGGATTTCAACTCGGCGGTAGTGGAACACCATTAATACTTAGCTCTAAGCCATTCAAACCCTTAGAGAATACAGCCACCTTAACACCACGAGGAGCAACTACTTTCGCTAATAATAAAACTATGACTGTTAATACAGTGGGATTAGAAGTTGGTATGAGTATAACAACCACGACGGCTGGGAGGTTAGATATAGGAGTTAGGATTATATCTATAACAGATGGGACACATTTAGTAATGAATCGATTTCCTATAGAAGCAAGTGGGGTTTCTGGTATTCCGTGTGTATTCACTAACAATGCTGATTATTTCGTTACGCCAGCACCACAATCTGCTTTTATAACAATTAAAAAAGGGGTATATGGAATTCAGCAATTAACAACAATTATAAATAAACAATTAAACAATCAATATCAAAACGGCACAACTATACCACTATCTAATGTTGAAAGTCAATTAGCTAATAGACTATGGGATGGAACTTTAAATGCTGGAAATAGTGGATTTACACATCAAATTACGCCATTAGAAATGCGACCCGCACCCGATGGGCAGTGGAGAAGACTTATCTATGAAGAAGACGAAAATACCATACCTACACACTGCTTTATCCCAGCGTGGGATTACGCAAATGTTATAGGAAATTTTCGCCCTTTTCAACAACCAACACAAATTAATTATAGCCGAAGAGCTGACGACACACATAGCGACAACGGACCAATTTATTTTCTACAAAATAATAATAAATTACCAGTTTATCATCGGCAAGTATTTACACTTCTTTTGACTAAAGGATCTAAAAATTTTGAAATTGGTGAAAGACACGCTATAGTCGCAGGACTTAGAGTTGAAGGTAAAGGAATTATGAAAGGAACTGTAATAGCTTCTGTTGGTGGGACGGGTAATAAAGATATAGTTTTGAGTCAGCCTTATTTAGCGGAAACTGGAGCAGTTGAACTCAATATATATTCTGGGGCTGAATTTACTAGTGTATCGGGAGAGGAATTAAAAAATATAGCAGATTATCAGATTGGAGCAAGAGGATTAATGGTGGGAGCACCAGAAGTAAATATACAATTTGATACTGATAGTTCGGCTTTCACATTAAATAATTTACATTCTAGTTTTAGGATTTCATCTCACGATTTATTAGGGAATGAAAATCCATCGGCAGGAAAAGTGGGTGTAGGATTAAAACGAATTGCCGAGACGTTTGATATTAGCCCGTGGGGTCCGATACAAAGTTTATGGGGTGAAGCGGGACAAGTAGCCCCTCATACTGGGAAGGTAGTTGAGGGAAAAAATATTGTATTTGAATTATTTAATAATGAGACTAACCAAAATTCAGTTGATAATATAGCTGTAGGAGCAACTATAGTGGGGGCTGGGTTTCCAGAGATTAATGGCGTAAAAGCTATTATTACAAGCGTTCAAGATCAATTAGATAGACCAGGCGAAGACTTCCAGTTTGCCGTTGAGGTAGATAGAAATTCACAATCAACTCATAATCAAAGTGGCACTTATACAATTGTAAATCAAGGAACAACCAACGCTATTAAAAGCACAGTTAGAAGTTGTTTAGAAACCCCAGTTAGTCGTATAGGCGGGGTTATATGTTTTAATTTTGCTAAATCAACAGCCTTAAAATATGGGGACAAAGTTTTAGATTTAGCATTTCAATCACACGCATCCTATGAAGATTTTTTCACATCTAAAAATCAAGCTAAAAAAATATGGAAAACTAAAACTTTATGGGGTAAATTGGGATTTTCATACGACCAATTAAATGATGAAGAATATTTTGAAACAATAGCACAATATAATAAAACGGGCGGTTTAAAAATGAGGGGAATCACAACAAATACTAAATTAGATATATCCACAATCCCACAAGTATCTACACAAAATAATCCAACAAAAGGGACTATGTCTAAATATGTCGGCGGTGCTGAAATTACAACTCCGATACAATATTTTAATAATTTTGATTATAATACACCACGAACACAGAGAAAAACAAGAGTAGATGATGATTCTGAAAATAATAATGGCGATAATTTACAATCCTATGTTGGGTCAAGATATATGATGGCTACTATGATTAATGTTGAAGCAAACCCTACACCAATAACCGCCGATAAACTCCCTAGTCTATCAAAATTCGGATATTATTTAATTACAAGTGATTTAGTCCCAACGTATAAAGATGTTGTATCTAAGGGAGATCCATTAGGATTGCTCGGCGTTGTGGCTAAAACAAATTTATCTAACCAAGATTTTATCCCCGTTGCTGGAAGTCAAATAAGTCAAGTATTAAATGAAGATACACCTATTCAAAATATTAAGGTTAAAGTATTAAATCCCGATTTAACTAATCCCGAACTCTCTGAAAATAGTAGTATTATAATACGAATTGATGTCCCAGTCCCACCACCAAGCCCACCGCCACCACAAGGCGAAAAAAAACATAAAAAGTGTCCTAAAACTGGAGATAAAATATGCCGTTGTCCTCCGAATGAAGTAGGAAAAAAAATGGAAAGTGGAAAAAAATAACTATATATAAATTATGGATGTTAGAATTGTTGTAGGTGATATAGAAGAGAAATTGCTGGAACTCAAAGAGATGATAATTAAATATGAAACTGAAAATAAAGCGTTAAAATTAAAAATAATTGAAATGAAAAAATATATTAAAAATAAATAATCACAATAATACATAATGTCCCAATTTATTTAAAGAAATAATTATGAATGTATATATTAAAAAATGACTAGATATACCGATTATTTAAAAGAAAAGATATTATGTAAAGTCTGTGATAGAATAATAAGTAGAGGACATATTAATAATCATATAAAATCAAAAATCCACAAAAAGAATTTAGAGCGGGAAAATAAGGACGAGGAGGACGAAAAGCCAATTAAATATGTAATTAATTGGGATTAATTTAAATATATATAATTTTTTATTTAAAGAAATAATATTCAGTATTATTATAAAATGTCTATTAAGATTGAAGCCGAATTTTCACACGAAATACTCAAAAAAGGAATTATATATAAATGTTATAGTAAAACAGATGATAAAATCTATTATGGATCAACAAAAAATTTACCACAACGGATTAGGTCGCATTCAACTAAATATAATAAAACTCACTCCAATTATATATTAGGGGATTTACATTATGAAGTATTAGAAGAACACGATAATATTAATAGAAGAGATTTAGAAGCCAAAGAGAGAGTGTATATTGAAAACCATAAAGCCGATATGGAAAATCCAGTTATATGTATTAATAAAAATATCCCAACACAAACTCCAGCAGAATATTCACACAAAAGATATATAGCAAATTGTGATGTTTTAAAAGAAAAACAGAAGCAATATTATTATAACAACCTTGAAAAAGAAAGAGCAAGATTAAGAAAACATTACCATACTATTAAGAAGAATTTATTACAGAAAAGAAAAGACGATATAGTTTTTTGTGAGGATTGTAAAAAATCTATGCGAAAAGATACATTACGCCGTCATAAAAGAACAGCGGGTCATCTCCAAAATTGTTTTTCTAAAAGTTATAGTGATAAAGTCATTTAAGCTATATAAGAACCAGCCGTAGTTGCTCCAGTTGAAGCAACATTACCAGTATCAACCGCTCCCCGTGCCGAAGATAAACTACTATCTTGGGCTGTGGCTGCCTTTCTATCTACATTTCCTTTATCTCCTATATCACGAGCTAGTCCCGCAATCATAGTTCCTATACCAAAGATTTCACCAAGAATAGGGATTCCATCTAAAGCCACATTTGCTGCTCCCATAACGGCATCAGTATCAACACCTAAACTATCTGCTCCATCTTGTAAAATTTTACTTCCTTTTTGTTTTATCTGTGATGTAATACTATTAGTTATTCCGTCCATATCTCCACTAGCCTTGATATCGCCATCTGGTAGACTATCTTTTAAATTCGTAGATGGTTGATTACCCGCTGAACCACCGCCACTTCCCCCACCACCTTCTGTAGAACCATTTGGAGGTTTCGTTCCTAATGCTGGAGTGGCTGCTGGCGGTCTGTCTAAACTAAAACCAAATTTGCTTGTAGTTGATTTAATTTGACTTAACGCATCTTCTGCTGCTGAGCTAGTGGCTCGTGCCTTGCCCGCTACTTGATCGGCTAAACCCGATATTCGTGTGTCCGTGCTTTGTGAAGCAATTGTGGATGAACTTGGTGCTGGAGCTCCTAATCTTGTTTGTAAACTAAAGGATTGTTTTAACGATGTTCTTAAATTACTAATAGCATCTATATCATCGGGACTTAAAGCACTTGATGCTTTAGATGTAATATCTGTTAGTGGGGCATCTGGCGCTCCCGCTCCCGCTCCCGCTCCCGCTCCCGAGCTTGACCCTCCCGCATCGGCTTCGGGTGCTGGGTTATTATCGGGTTCAGTAGATGGTTGATTTCGTTTTAATCCGCCTCGTGGAACAGAAACACGACCACTAACATCAGCACTTGTGTTAATAGTTCTTCCAAAGGCAGCATCAGTTAAATCACTATCCGTTGTAGTAGGTGGTTTATCACCAAGCGTCGCATCTTTAGTTTGTGAAGTCATACTATTTCCATTGGTTTGGGGGGTTGTTATTTCAGTCCCCGTCTTTGCTCCCCCCGAATCAGCTGTAGGGGTTTTACCTTTAACCGCTTTTCCTAATTTTTCTAATATTTTTCGCCCTTTAAACCAACCTTCCGCTCCAGCAACCAATATACCACCAGCACTTTCTATAGATGAATTGATTGAACTAAATTTGTCTTCTATACTTTGTGCTTTTTTACTAGCATTTTCATTAGCCATAGTTGCTTCATTTGCTTGACTTTCTTTTAAACTAGATAAATAGCCATTGATCTCATTAAAATAACTCATATATATTTATATATATATTTTTTTTTA